TTCCGTAGCAATTTTTTATTGCTGCAAATGTGCTATGCCTATAAACAATAAGAATTAGTATAAGAAAAGCTACATTGGCTGCTAATAATTGATTAATTGTCATTTACTTTGAGCTGGTAAGATATATTCGTATTCAGCCAGTCCGCTATCAACAGTAATCATCATAGCGCCTGCATCTGCAATTTTCATTGTTTTATCCCCGTCTAAGTTTAAAATACTCATTACCTTAGCAACGGGCCAGGTCCAGTTTTGTTTAAGTTTGGTTTTAATACCAGGTTCAACAACAAATGATCCTGCGTGAGTGCTGGCATCTCCAAAGCTAAACACAAGATTTCCATTTTCAGTTTTAACCTGAAAGTTGTTTTCTTCGCTATGTGCTTGTGCCTGCAATTTTAATCTACTAATAGCAGCAATACTTGGCTGAAATTCAATATCCCAGTTAGCACCTTTAAATTTAACTGTTTTAAGTTTTTCATTGATAACCTCGGTGCTCATAAACCTATAATCATTAACGAAGTCTCCAGTTTCATTTTCAAAGTGTAAGTTTACTGGAACGTCTTCGCCATTTCTTTGTTGTTTAACAACCTGGATAACGGCATTTTCTTTGTACTCTGGATTTTTCAAATGCATTGCTAACTTGTCTAAGTTAGGCATCCCAAAAGTACCTTTAAATTCACCGACAGGGGATTTAGTCTTACTAACCATAATCACTGAGCGGTCTTCTGCCATACTCTCAATAATAGTAGATTTATCTTCTCCGGTAATTTTTACTAGAGGTAAAAATCCTAAACTATGGGTATGTGCTACAACATCTTGTAAAATATCTTTCATGATTTTTCCTTTTATAGATTATTATAAGGGTATTTAGGTCAGAAGTCAAACAATTTATTAAAAGTATTTGACTGTTCGGTTGACCTAATATCCCAATTAAGTACGCCAATTAAGTTTTCCAATTTTCCGTCGATGATCACATTTTCCATTTCTTCGTGATCAAAAGGGAGATCTTTAAACCAAGCGGGCAATCGTAATTCGTCAACAGGATAAGCCACTGAAGTATATTCAAGTGGGTTCTCTTTTAGTTTACAAACAATAACCTTAGCTCCGTCTGTGATATTCATTGAATACTTGTCACTGTACATACGCTTTAGGGTATTCCAATTAATGCTTGCTCTAACGTGTCCGGGCATATTAGCTTTACCTTGTTTTTCTTCTTTACGTTGGTATTCTGTAATATTATTGGCACGCCGTGGAGATCCTTTTTCCCACCCAGGCCTGCTCTTAAATTCTGTTCTAAATTCTGTAATAAAATCTAAAACTTCGTCTTCTGTAGATCCAGTAAGGACCATTTCAAGAACTTCACTTAAGAAATCTTGTATAAAAACAGGAGTATCACTACGCTTCAAATCTAAACCCATAGCTTTAATCTTACCAGGTTTTCCTTCTATGTCTTGCCTCTTTCCTTCTTTGTCATAGTACAGTACAGCATAACGTTTTTTGGTAATGAATAAGCCTTTGCTGGCAACAAGTTCTCTACCTGCTCGAATAACTTCTCCACGAGTTTTGGGAACGTGAAAAGCGTCTAACATAAATTGTGGAAATGTTTGATTGACTTCGTCTGCTATTTGATCATAGAGTTGGACAACAGTTTCCTTAGTCCAAGGAATTTGTCCTTTATCAATCTCTTTTTTGAGCACACGATATGCGCTAAAATAGCAACTATCTGTATCACCGTAAATGATAGCTTTTCCAATGTAATTATTTTCGCCAGTAATAATTTCATTTACTTTTGCAGCCATATGACGAACAATAACTCGTCCGGTCAAAGTAGTTGATTGACCAATACGCTTGTCAAAAAATCTACACCCTGCATTAAGAATCGCTCCGTATAAACTGTTCAGGTTAATTTTTTTAACTAGCTGTCGTTTATCCCAGTATTCTTCTTCTACTTTATTACCTGCTTGAATACATTCTTTAAGTTTGGCCTGCATTTCTTTACGTTCTTTATACCAACGTGCCAATAGCCCAGGGATAATTCCTTCACGTTCGTAGGTAAAGATTGTTCCATTGGCACTTAATATAAATGGTTGATTGCTTTCAAAAATTAGTTTATAGACTTCTGCTGCACTAAGAACATCTATGCCACCATCTTCCCAGTCTATAGTAATCTCAGTACCAATTTCCTTATTCATTACTGCTTCGTATTCTAAGCTACCAAATCGTCCTTCCCAACTTGCAGCAAAACTTTTACCTTTAGTCATTTGCTCTTGTATAAAGTTTTCTGTCATTGTTTGACGTAATTGACCTACAATAGTTTCAGGGCCCATATTTAGAGCACGAATGGCTGATGGGTAAAGACTGTTAATGTCTAATGATCCAATCCAGTCATGAATTCCTTCTTTAGGATATGCAACATAAGCACCAGCTGCTGATGCATCGTCTCGTTCAGCCATCTTTGTACGATTAGGTACCTGCATACCTCTACGATGTGCTTCGTTAATAATAGCCTGTTCTGTCACAGCTACAGCACCCATTGTAGTCTGTAGTAGCACAGTATTTTCGTGTGCTAATTTATTGCTTAAATCTAGGAACTTGAGTTTTTGATCTAGTTTGTTAAGTAGGGCACAGTCTTGTCTATTATATTCAATAAACTTACGAAAATCATTATTGTAAAGTTGATCCAATGTTCCTTCATATACTGTTTTCGACTCTCCAATTTCCATTTCACCAATCGCGTCCAATCTATACGTATGACGTTCTTCATAGGTATATTTTCTATAAAGTTCTAAACTATCTAAATGTACTCGGCCTGTTAAGTCATATGTTGTAGCAGTTCTTCCAAATTTTTCATATTCTCTTTTGCGGGGGTATTGATCCCATAGACAAAATCTACGAGTATCATCCTTACTTAATACTTTGGTTACACGATTAACGGTATATGGAATATCATATCCTTCTGAGTTCCACCCACTTAAGACATCTGCATCTTCAATTAGATTAAGAAATGTATCCAACATTTCTGCTTCTGTCTCGAAAATATGTGTATTAGGAAAATCTTTTACAAGTTCTTGTGCCTGATTGACTGACATCTTTTTTGGAGGAACAGCAAGACAGACTAATGTATCAAGCCATTGTAAATGTACACTGATAGCAGTGATTGGCATAAAAGCATCATCTGGGCTAGCATAGCCACGTTCTGGATCAAAGTCCACTTCAATATCAAAAAATGCTGTGTGTAATTTTGGAGATTCTGCGTTGAGATAGTTTTCACTAAGACAAACAAAGATTGGGTTTATATCAGCTTCATACAATTTTTTATTACTATGTATGGCCATTTCCTTGCGGAAATCTTTTTGATTTTTACACACTACTTTAGCTAGTGTTTCTCCGTATATACTTGTGTAACGACCTTTTGGGTCTGGATAATAAAAGCTATAACGGGCTGGAAATTCTTTAAAAACCCTGCGGCCTTCGCTGTTGCGTTCTACAATTTTGATGATTTCAGCGTCACGCTGAAAATAAGCGTCTACATACATCTATAACTCCTATGTGATTTACGGCTCACAAATACCCTGTGTGCGGCTTATGGCCCTGCCTACCTTTCTCAAGATTATTTATTAGATTTTTTTTGTGAGGTCTAAAATGGCTTCAACTTCTTTCCAATCTGCATCGTGCGCATTCCAATCACCTTTATGTGCGATTTTAATTGCTCGGTTAATTACAGATGTTTTGATGTTTAGTTCTTCTGCTACTGCTTTTACAGTATCTTTTAAACCTTCTTGGAGGTCTTCAATTTCACGTAGGACTGTGGATCCTTCGTTAATAAGACGTTCTAATTTGGCCTTTTCTTCTGGGCCATACATACGACCTGACATAGTATCTCCTTTGTGTGTAAAGTATATACTACTTATAGACCTATGTCAAGTCTTTTATAGTCCAGCCAACTTTTTAATCAAATTTAAGGATTCGTCTTGTTGTTCCTGTGCTGGAGGCTTGCCTTTGAATTTACCAGCAGCAATTGCGCTTAATGTATCACCAGGAGCAACTGTGTATTTTTTACTATCGGGCATTGTTAAAACTTGCCCAGGCTTAATCATATTAGGATTTGGACCTATAACTGCTTTATTAGCTGCGTAAAGTGCCTGCCATCCGCCTGCTGCTGGTGTCGCAGGCTTTGCTGGAGCAGCAGGTTTCGCCGGAGTCATACCAGCAGGAGCAGCCGTATCCATTTCACTCCCTGTTGTTTGTTTTGCAGGTTGAGTTTGTGCGGTAGGCTGTGCTGTAGGTTGAGTAGCAGCTTGTGCTTGCCCGATAGCATCGCCACCTTGTGCCGGATCATCTTGTGATGGTTCTTGGTTGGCCTGTTGGAAAGCATCGTCTGCTTGTGATCCTGCTGCTGGTTGTTGTGCTGCTTGAGGTGCTGCTTGACTAGTGCTGTCTATGTTAGCAGCCTGATCAGCATCATATTGTGCCGGGGGCGCACCTGCTTCTGCTCCTTGATCTGCTACTGGTGCTGCTTGAGCTGCCGGTGCTGGATTAGCCGCTCCAGCGATATTAGCATCGCCACTCATATTTGGATCTGGGTTGTTTAATTCTGCTCTAGCACGAGAACCGACTACTTGACCTGTATTTGGATCTGTTCTGTATTTTACAGCGTGTTTCATTGCAGCAGCAGGATCTTTGAAAAAACTTGGACCTTGTGGAATACCTGCCTGTGGTTCTACAGGTTCTTTATAATCACCTTCTTCATTGACTCCAAATTCCTGCATTAATGCACGAGCAATGCTACTTTTTAAATCAATATTTTCATTGATATGATTTTTAACAACTTTTTTAGGTTGTACAACAGATTCGTTAAGAATCTCTTTCTTATCTATCTGTTCTAATTTAGTCATTAACGCTTTAAAATCCATATCACTTTCCTTTAATCTTTTCGCAGTCATTTACACGTTTGCCTGCATTCTTGCCTGTGCCCGGCTTAGTTCCTACTTTACGATGTCCCGGCCAACACTGTTTAGGACCAGCAACACCTTCTTTCATTTCTGTTGGCGGGTTTATAGTTAAGGTGATAACATCGCCTTCTATATATCCTTGAGCACTGACTCTAGGAGTCCCGGGTGCTGGACTATATCTACCCCGTAGGTCACCTTGTAATACTACGCTATATTCTTTACCGCCTAATACAACAGTGGCCTGTGGTTGAACATTACCACCTGCTGGTTTAGCAGGAGCCTGTGATATTTGTTGTGCAAAACTAGGAGTAAATGTGCCGTCATCTTTAGGCATAACACGTTCCATAACACGTTTTGCTAAACGTGTAGCACTGTCTTCTTTACTTTGTTGTGATTCTGCTAATTCTGTTTCTACTGTTCGAAAGTATTTGCCAATCATACTGGGCTTGGCGTCTTTGCTTTTATTCAGCATAGGCTGTGTCACTGGTCGAGGACTTTCCTGCATAATAATGTTTTCAGCCTGTGTAAGACGATTATTACCTTCCATAATCTGTAGTAGGCGTTTCATATCGCCTGTGCCTTCTGCCTTTTTAGGAGCAGGATTATCTAAGGCCTGTAGTATTTTCTTCATATCCATTATTTTATGTCCTTCTCCATACAACTTATGCAATTACAGTCTGGGCAGTTCTCACACTCTTGACAACTATGATTGCAATGTGGCTCACACTTACAGGTAAAGCAGATCTGTCTATTTTCCTTTAGAGCCATATAAGCACCGTAGTCGTCAATCCAGTTAGGTAAAGGCATTATTTTTTGGCTTTTTTCGCAATAGCAATAGCAGCCTGTTGTTTAGCACTGCTGGCTTCTTTCAAACGACCATCCTTCTCTGCTGACTTTAACATTGCTACACGATCTGAATAACCTTTTATGCCGGGCTTAATATCTTTAGCAGCCTTCTTTTCACCTGGTGTTGGATCCTTAACGTGCTTCATTGTGGTCTTAGCTTGACGTGTTTGATATGCTCTATCTTTACGATCAGCATCTAAGTCACTCATAGCGCCTTCATACATACCGCCGCATTCTTTTAGCCCATGAACAGGACAACTTTTGCCTTTTGGTGTATGATTACATTTTCCTGATGCTTCTTTAACAGCACCTTTTTTCTTATCAGCCACGGCTTTTTTCATCGGCTCTTTTTTATTACCATCTTTATCCATATCTAAAAAGTCTGGCTTGGCTGCTTCTTTTACACTTTTACCTGAACGTAGTTTAGCAAAATCACTCTTTTCTAATTTGCCATCCTTATCTATGTCTAGTTTCTTTTGCCCGCCTTTTAATGCTTCCTGCATTTTCTTAGCAGCAGGTGGTTGAACTCCTGGTGGAGGTGTTTTTGCTCCAGCTGCTGGTAGTGTAGGTCCGGGTGCCTGTGGTGTCCAACGCTTGCCTTTATTTGGGCCAGAAGTAATTATAGGATATTGGCCATCTGGTCCTTTTGGTGGTGGAGCACTGGCATCTTCATCTGTCTTTTTACGGTCTTTACGTGCTTGACGCTTAATACGCTTTTCGTCGGCATCATCTGCGGTGTCTTGTCCAGGAAGGTCACGTTTAGTATATTGTGTGCCCTTGCCAGTTTTTGTAGCAGTATGTTTGCTAAGTTCTCGACTCTTGCTACCACCACTGTCTGGTTTGTCTTTGCCAAAGTAATATTCGTAGTCACTTTCTCTAAGTGCCTGCATTTTGGCCTTAATTGCCTTATTACGTGCTTCAGTAAGACGTTGTTCAAATGCTTTACGAACGCTTTCGCTATACATTTCTGCGTTTTCAAGATGATCACCATACTCACTAACTTTCATTTCATACTGCATATAGTGATATACACTGCTAATATAGTCAGCAGCCTTGGTAATCTTGGCCTGAACCCAACCTTCAAGTTCTTGATTGTCTTGAATCATTTTAAATAGTTTAAAACTATACTGGGCCAGTTTGAATAAGTCAGCACGGGCCATTTTGGCTTCATGGTCGTCTGGTCTGTTCATCATATCGTGCATTTGAGAATTCTCCGGGTTTCTATATATTTAGCGTTTAACAACGCCTCCAATGGCCAATAAATTGTTGCCGTCTAAAGCATTGGCACCAACGGGCTGTTTTCTTGCTCGTTTATTTTTAACGAATGGTCCTGTGCTAACATTACCAGCACTGGTGGCACCTGCTGTGGCAGTTTCCTGTAGGTCCAAAGGTTGCCCACGCAGATACTGTGGATGTATCTTATTAAAATGTCGCATAATAACACCTGCTACAGCGTGGGCCTCATTTTCCTCTGGACTGCCTGTGTCCCCACTATGTGGGTTTAGTCTGTTGTCCATCATTTGTTTGAAATGAACCAATTCGTGTGCCAGTGTTCTTAGTATGTCATTAGGGTGTCTATTATTCAAACCAATATCTATTATAAGTTCATCATTTTTAAAGCGACCAAATGTAGGCTGATGTTCATCGCCTACATCTTTCATTAATTTAATATGTGGTAGCTTTGATATTTTTAATACACGCATTGCTATGGGCAAAAAGTCTTTTAGTGCGCTCATAAAATCTGTAGCCACAATGTTTTCATAAAGACTTTGTTTCATGGTGACTTTGACAGTTTCATCAATGTCGTGTGTGGGCATACCTAATCGTTTTAAATTTTTCAAGTATTTGTGCTCTAATGGTTCGCTGCCAAAACTTAGTATGGTCTGTGGTGGTCCTTTTCCAAAGTCTTTTGGGTCTGCGTCATCTAGGTCGCTGATATTCTGTCCTAGTTTATACCAATCATAAACATCATCTACATCTACTTTTACAGTGCCTTTTGGCCAGGGAATTAGATCACCTTCTTCTATGCCTCCAGCATCTCCTCCACCACCTTCGCCACCGTCTCCGCTATAACCGGCATAGTATCCATACCATCCATATGGTCCAGGGCCGTAGGCTGCTTTTTTACGACGCTTGCGTTTGCGTTCGTCTAATTCTACGCTTTCTTCTGCTGCGCCACCGCCAACTAGATCACCTACCTTAGCAGGTTTGTCTTTTTTAGGTCCTTTATTACGCCATTGACCAGCAGGACCTTCTTTGTGCCCCACTGCCTTACCTGCGAAAGGATAGCCGCCTTCTAGCATTTTACCCTTGCGTTTACCTCTTACTATGTTCCAAAGATTATCGCCTGGCGCTATCTTATATTTTCCTTCTCCTGGGATATTAATGATTTGACCAGCTTTTATAAGTGAAGGATTTGATATGTTATTTGCTTTAGCAAGGTCTTGAATTTTTTTGTTAGTATCGGGTTGTGCTGTATTTCTTGATTGAGCTTTCATAGCTTGATCTATAGCACGTACTGAAAAAGGTGGATTCGGTATTGATGTACCTGATACATCTACACTTGGTACTTGCTTCTTAGGTTCCTGTTTTGCCACCTTAGGATTGTATTCCCAGTTAGGGTTACCTTGTGGAAATCCTGGCATTGGGTTAAGGTCTGGAGGACGATCTTGTCCAAAGTTCCAAGGTCGTATTTCTACAGTACCGTCACTTAATAATACTTCCCATACTGTATCACCTTGTACTATGGTTTTACGCCAACGTACATCGTAAAGCTTATCCTCTTTAATAGGATTTAAAAATTCTCTTAAAAGCATTTATTCCTCAAATACATCTAAACAATGGTTCCAATGCTTGATACGATCATCAAGGCCAATTGTGCCGCCATTAATACGCTTACTTAGTAATACTATATCTCCTTGGTCACATATAGGGTTAAGCACATTCTTATACCAAAACCAACAGGCTGTAATTATAGCGTATTCTGGTGTTCTTAATAGATCTGGGTTATGTGCTAGGGTGTCGTCACCAAATAGGTCTCTGCTACATTGTGTATAATTGCTGCGACCAGTGATTTGTAGTATGCCACGGCCACGATAGTTCCAACCGTCACCACTTTGTTCATTGCCGTTGCCCATACGACTGGCATAGATACGATTGGCGATCATTTGTGGCCGGCGTTCGTATTGACGAGCAAGGTCGTCGTTGGGGAAATACTTGCCAAATAGGCCACGTAGTCCTTTAGCACCATAGTTAAGATTTTCTGACAGCACTGTAAAGTCACCGCTTTCGTGTTGGCACTGTGCCACAAAGCCGGCTACACGAGCAGGCGTAGTAATATAAAACTTAGGTAAGTATTCATACATAGCATTGAACCATAATTCTGGCTCACGATTTCTACGAATACAGGACTTTAGTTTATCTAAAGTAAAATCAAATTCAAAACTCACTTTTTTCGCCCCCTAAATTTACTATTAACTGAACCTGTTAGATGTGGCAGTGTAAACCATAGTTTAAACCAGTCCTTGTCTCCAGGCTTTAAGTTTAACTCTCGCTCCTTCTTACGTATAGCAGCAGCAGTATGGCTAATGTTTTCTAAATTTACAGGTTTGAGTCCTTTAAATTCATTTACTCCTGCCAGCCTACGTAGTTGTTCTAATTCATCCATTCTTTAAACTACTTCTCAGCATCCATTGATGTTTGCGATGTGCGTCAATACGTCCGGCTACAAAGTCACTAAAGCCATATTCACTGAATTCTTCGCTGCGTTGGAAAGTAATTTTAAGAATTTTAACAATCTTTAGACTATCTTCCAATAGTTCAGCAGTCATAGCAGTCTTATCTAGTATATTATTTTCATCTTCTATTTGACTTAACATACTAAACTTTTGAAAACTACCTGGAGCATAGCCGCCTAGTCCTCTAATCTGTTCAGCAAAAGTGTCTATACTGTCATATACTTCGCCATAGATTTTACCAAACAGGTCGTGATATTGTAGAAAGTCTGGTCCTTCTACGTTCCAATGAAAGTTTTGTGCTTTAATAAAAAAACTGTATTCACTGGCAAATGCTACACGGGCTGCTTTGACTAACTCTTCCATTATCTACTCTCTTTAAATATTTCCTTAGCACCAAATACGCTGTCCCAAGGTATATTCTTGGCAGCGAACTTGGCCTGTAGCATCTTACGCTTGTCCTGTGGAATAATAATCTTATTACCATCAAAGTTAAAGCCCATACTTCTTAGGGCATTGGCCAAGTTCGGCTGCTTGAGAACATATTTATAAGTGTCAGGTTGTTCTACTGCGTGGCCGCCCATTTGACTATTAGGTTTGCCGGGTATAGGCACACGACGACGCTTGCCATCTGGACCAACAACAAAGTGATCTACACCTTTGGCTACTCTATCAGGCTCATTGCCCACTTCTTTTTCTTTATATATAGCCATTCTAGGGTCATCACCTGACTCTACATATTCCATAAAATCTTTAAGTTCTTCTTGAACTCTGGGATCTACTTCGTCATTGTTCATAGCAGAATTCTTGAAAACAAATTCTGCTGCTTCAGCACCTACAAAATCTATATCTTTAAATATACGTCGTAGATCCATCATAGCATCAGCAGCGTCTAAGAACATAAGATCTACTTTTAGTCCTTTCATCTTAGCACCAGATTTATCTTTAGTGCCACGACGTTGTGCTATAAATTCTACTTCTTCTGGACTGTTAGCAAAAGCGCCAAACATACGCACTGCTCCAGTAGGATCGCCCTTGATAACTATGTATAACTTTCCTGATGGTCGATCTAACTCACTGAGCATACTATCCATAATTGCTTCGGCTAATGGTTTCTTGTGCTTTTCTTTGCCCTGTTTCATATCCTTCTTTTTGTCTTGATGACGACCAGCGCCAGTTTGTGGTCTTAGTGGTCCCTGTCTTGGCTTTTGTGGAACTTTTGTTTCTTTGGCTTCATCTACTTCTTTCTTGGCTAACCATCCTTTTACAGGCTTACAATTACATTTGCCTGGAGCACAGGTGCAGTTAGTAGATCCGCATTGTGGGCATCTCTTGCTGCCTTCATCTAAATCACCGAATCTCTTGTCATAAAAATAATTCGCTACTTCATCTGTTACTTCTGCTTGATCGTGAGGTGACAATTTAGAAAATACTCGTAATAATGGACTTCTTAGTACTTCTAATTGTTGTTCAAGATCCATTGGGTCTTGAAGATCATCACTTGTTACATCTGGTGGTAATGTTTTGATTATTTTACGAATTAACGAATCTAAAGGAATCACATCACCTTTATATTTTACATCATACATACGACCCATTTCGGCTGCTCGTTCGTATGCTTCTTGTTTAGAAGCAAATGG